ACTTCCTAAACCAAGGTTTGAGCGAGCGTCTGCGGCAGTTTTCGCACCAGTGCCCCCCTGGCCAACGCTTAGCGCGGTAGTCAGCCCGGAAAGGCTCGTGATATCGTTGTTTGCCCCTTTCTTCGCCAGCGATTTCTGGCCCGGTACCGTGACGGCCACGCCGTTAATCGTGATGGTGACGTCTGTCGTACCGTTCATCACATCAGCGAAACCGCTCATGTAACGCTGGTACATCGTGAAGGTTTCAGCAATGTCCTGAGCAAGGCCATCCACACTCAGGCTGTCACTCAGCAAAATTGAATACTTCGTTCCCGCAGGGATGGCAGGACTTGCCGCAGGTGTCACGGTGAGACTGGTAGCCCCGCCGATAGCGGTAATCTGGAATACCTGGGCGGGGCTGGTCAGCGCGATGACAGTGCATCCGTTTCGGATAAGCGAGCCCGCAGCAGTAAAATTCGTACCTGTTCCGGTGAGCGTATTGCCGCTGATTGCAATCGTGCCAGTTGTGTAAATCATATTATCTCCGGGAATAAAAAAACCCGCCGAAGCGGGCCGTAATTACGACTGCGTGAATGAGCCAGAACCTCGGGATACCTGCATTGTCGGGGAATAAATTCCGACGTCAGCACGGTTGGTAGTATTGGCGCTTTGCATCTTAATCGAGCAATTCACCACTTTCCCTGTAACCCTGGTGCTGTGCATAACCGTGACATACGTTGGTTTGTTCCTGTCTGTGTTTGCAGGGGTATTAATGATGATCACCCTGGAGCTGTCGCCAATAGTTATCGTGGCGGTTGCATACGTCTGTGTTACACCAGCGCTCGCCTGATTAGCTGAAATCTGCACCTTAACCAGCGCCATTACAGTCACATGCTTTTGCCCGGACGGGTCCCCTGAATCGGTGTATGTCATGTTTCTGGTGATGTTATCTCCTTCCATATCACCAAATGTCTGACCAACAGCCACGTCACCGATGAATGATTCGGCCTGAACGGTCCCTTTAAACGTGCCACTGGTTGCTGTTATTTTTCCGGTAAATTCCCCGTTCGTTGCATAAACAGTCCCCCGAACCGTCACGTTATTCAGCTCAGCGTTACCGCTTTTTGGCAGATTCCAGCCAGCTGAGCCAGAAACAAAGTTATTCGACTTCAGTGAATCAGTGATTTTCCCGAACTCAATACTGGCATTGCGGAAAAACGCATCATTAAAGAAGGCCTGTCCGTTCTGGATAACAAACGGCAGAGTCACGGCGCCACCGGCCTGGGTCATCACAGCGAAACGGTCAGCCAGGAAGAGTACCTGCGACTGCATCCCCGATGGCGTATTCTGAACACCGATCCCCATCCCTGCCGCGTACTGGTTACCATTAGAATCAACATCGACCTTGATGCTGTACATCGCATTCAGGTTGTTATTGATATCTGCCGACACCTGAGCGTTCTGGACAATAGCGGCCTGCTGACCGTTTACCGTGACCTTAAGCGAGTTGATCTGCGTGGCTGATGCCTGAGAGAAGTCCGCCATGGTTTTGGCGAAATCCGTCACGTTCGCAGTGTTCCCGCCAGCACTTGAGTCCAGCGTTTTCAGCGATTCGGAAACGGCTTTGCTGGCATCAGCCATCACGTTATCAACGCGTTCAATACTGGCTTTGTTGTCACCGTACTGCACGCTGATGGTTGTGCGCAGGCTCGCTAGCGCAAGCGTATCTCTCATCAAAGCTATCGCGTTGTTCTGGATGCCACCATTTGCCGTATCGGTTCTGGCTCCCAGCTCATCCAGGCGGGATGCCATAGACGAAGTGGTGTCCGTTACAACCTGCTCCAGACTGGTGATATCAGCGCTGTTCTGCGAGCTGACCTGCCCCGCAGCATCCGCTTTGTCAGAAATCACCTGGGTGGCGGCAGTGAGCTGGTCAACTGCGGTGGCCCTGGCCTGCGTTTCGTCCGACAGAGCTTGCCTGACCTCCGTAATGCCGGCAGCATTGTCTGCTGTCTCCGCCTCCAGCCGGGTGACGTCAGTAACGCGCGCTTCCGTTTCCGTGGCAATCACTTCCCGGAGCTGCTCGAAGGTGGCAGTGTTGGCTCCCTGCTGAGCCGTCTGACGGACAACGACATCAGCAATGGCCAGCGCGTTGCCAATAATGGCTTCCGCCGTCTGCTTATTCGAGCCAACCGCAGCCGCCAGACCCTCCGCGTTCTCCTTAATCGCATCAGTCAGTTCAGCCACTTTGTCACTGCTGGCCACGGCATCCTCGATCAGGTCCTTGAATACTTCTGAGGTTTTAATGTCCTCCAGAATTGCATCTGTGATATCCGATACATCAACGCTGGCCTGGCCACGCACAAATTCGGTGTACCCGGACTCGTTGCCGGTTCGGTCCACCAGCTGCGCGCGGTACCAGAAAATCTGCCCCGCCTTAAGTCCCATCTGCTGATACTTCCGCTGCGGGTAAGGTACATCGGCAAGCAGGATTGCATCATCGGCGGTCCCTGTCAGGCTGTACTGAATTTCCGTTTTCAGTGTATCGCCGGTGTTCGCCGGGAATCCCCAGTTCAGCTCGATACCAAGCACCACGTTTTCTGAAGCAGTAAAGCCCACCGGCTTTGGCGGATTTCCCACCTTGCCAGTTAACGTTTTCTCTTCTGAGTAGCCCCACCCGGAGGAAATCTCCGAGGCATTGATGGCGCGCACGCGTACCAGATAGCGCCCGGCATAAATCCCCGGGACATCGAAGGATGTGGTGGAGCTGCGCGGAACGTTCACCCAGTTTCCGTCATTACGCCGCCACTGCGCTTCATAGGCGATAGCGTTCTTCGCCTGGTCCCAGCTCACACGCATGGTTTCGACGCTGATATTCTGCTGAACCACTGAGAAAGAGCTGATCACAATGTTGGCTGGCGGCGACTGATTGCCTGGCGGGATCACACTCACTGGCCGCTGGTCAATGATGGCTCCGGTATCGATACGGGCATATTTATCCGGATCATGCCACGCGCCGGTGATGGAGAAAGTGCCATCACCATTATCGGAAACGCTGACAACACGATACTGCTGCGCGTAGAGTTCGTCTGACTCCACAACCCAAACAGCTTCGGCCTGCGGCGTCTCGCTGTAAGCTGTCGTAACCGTAACAGCCGTACCGTTCACGGCCTGAATGGTTCGACCCTGTGACGCACCAGATGGAAGAGCGAGAATTAGGCGATCACCTGCTGCTGCATCAGCAACACGATCAAGTTTGATAACTCGACCGTTAACGGCACTGATGCGACCGCCCATAACCTTTCCTGACAGCAATTCGTCCGCCACAGCGATGATGTAGCCCGGCTGCGGAATATTTCCGTCCAGCCCGACATCAAACGAAACAACACGATCCTTATTATTGGTCAGTATGCCCCAGCGCCCTTTGCGGTTTGCTTCCGACTGCCGGGTGCAGCCGATGGCCGTCATTTCCAGCTGATTGAAACCGTACCGCGCCACCAGCGACTGATCAAATACAGGTTCCATTGCATCAGCGTAAGCGTTTGACGGATCGGACCATGACACCAGAGCAGTGGTATAGCGTGTTTTCGTGGTGCTACTTGCATACGTGAAACGACCATCAACAACGTTAGCGCGCGTGAATGGATAATCCACATCGCGCGGCATATCTGCCAGCGCAACAATCTGATCACCACCCCAGTACGTCATGCCACGGAAGATAGCCGCAAAATCACGCAATACGGTGTAGGCCTCGTTCCGGTCCTGGATGTAAACGTTACATGTGTAGCGTGGCTCTGTACCACTGCCACCCTTGCCGTCTGGCACCGGCTGATCGCAATACTGGGCTACCTGGTACAGCGTCCATTTATCGATGTTCGCTGCCGTCAAACGGTGACCAAGGCCGAACCGGTCAGAAACAACCAGATCGTAAAAAATCCATGCCGGGTTATCCGTCCACGCCCACTTAAACGCCCCGGTCCAGGTGCCGCTGTAAGTCCTCGTTTCAGGATCATAAACATCAGGTACACGAATGACGCGGCCGCGCGGCTCGCAGGAAATCTGCGGGATAGCGCCATTGAACTGGCTGGAGTCGAATTCGATGTATAACAGCGCGGTGTTGGGGTAGCGCAGCTTGGCATCGATAACTTCCGTGAAGCTCTGCAACGTCATCGTGTCGCCAATCTTCGCGCTATTTGCATCAGCGGTAATCTTGCGCAGCCGTATCGTCCAGGTGCTGCCCGCCTGTGGCAAATCAATTCGGTGGCTACGCTCATAGCCAGACGTGGTTTTTCCCGTCACGCTGGTGTTTAACACCGTCTTCCATGTGCCGCCGTCAGTTTGTAGGTCAATGGCATAATTGACAGAATTACCGACCAGATCGCCGTCATCCTCCTGTTTGAAAAGTGAGGGCCATTTCAGGCGCAGACGAACTGCTGAAAGCTGCGTATTGGTAAACGTGCGAGTCCAGGCTGTAGCACTTGAAACTTCGGTTCCCACGCTGATTTCGTTTTCGGTACCGGGAATACCCTGAATATATTTTTGTGCCTGAGTTCCCGCGCGAAACTCCCACGTTACGCCGCTGAAGTTCTGGGAGCCATCGGCGTTTTCCAGCGCCGTTCCGTCCAGGTAGATATCTTTGCCGGTTAGCTGCCCTGCAAACTCCCCTTCTCCAAGCGCAACGAGAATTTTGGCCTTCGCTACAGATTGCAGATCATCAGGCTGTTCAGTTGGAGTGCGGGAACTGGAGCTGCCGCCCTTGCGGCCCTTTAACTCTTTTTCTGTAGCCATATTGCGCCCATAAAAAAAGCCACCCGACGGTGGCCTGAAAAAAGGTTTGTTATCTACTGCTGATCTTCGACATAAATTCCGGCAGAAATAATCGCGCCGCCTATCCGCCGGCGGCCATAAAGAAGCGGTACCGGGTAGCCCTGTGCAGCAGTGTTGGTTACTCCACCGAAAGCATAAGAGGCACGGTTATCTGCACTTTGTTTGCTGGCGAGTCCGGCAGGTTGCGGTGAAAGCATTTGAACCACTCCTCCGAGCATCATGGCTGCACCAAGTTTCGCTGCACCATATCCCGCTGCTGAAAGAGTTCCTCCTGAGAAATACCCAATAGCCACGCCAACAGCAACGAGAACAGCTCCGAGTATTGTCTGTAGCACCCCTGCTTTTTTACTCCCTATAACCACAGGAACAATTCGAATTACTTCACCTGTAACAGGGAATCCGAAATCATCCTGCATGATGTTTTTCTTATCCTTAAATACAGCGTAAGTGAGCCCTCTGGCTTTACTCGAGATAAAGTACTTTTCTAAACCATCAATCGTTTTTGTAAGGGAGTTAATAGCTTCCGCAGGCGTGCTTATTAGACGATGATGAACCTTTCCATAGTTTTTACCCAATACACCACCAAGCTCAATTCTGGTCATCACCTCAGTCATATTTACCCCATAAAAAAACCACCCGAAGGTGGCTTATTAATTGTTATGTGGATAGTTAAAGGCAGGCTCTGGCCGCGTTTGCCCAGTGATCATTCCACCCTTTTGCAACGGCAAACACCTTAACATCGCTGCCACCATTTACTGATTTATCAATGTTCACTACTGATAACGCACCAAAAATATCATCAGATGCCGTTATTTTATAACCAGACTCAGTTGGAATACTGGTGCTGGACGAGCGGAGCTCTACCCATTTCGGCGCGAGGCATCGATTAACTTGATCGACATTTTTGGATGTGTGCTCGGAAAGGATGGGCTTTTGCGATTCAAGAGAATTCACAGAGCAACCAGCTAAACCCAAAATAAGCACTAAGGATATCTTTTTCATTTTCATGCTCCTTTGAAATTCTGTAAAGGTTAGCATAGAGACTTAAATCGAAGAACCTTCATGGTTCTTTCTTGCCAGTAACCGCCATATGGCACGCGCTGGCTAAGATGACCGTACAAATGATGCAGTAGCATATTGCCCTCAAGCAGGATCCCCGCGTGATTCCACTTATCGGCCTGGACCTGCATGATCACCATATCACCTGGTTTCGGCGGCCCGTCGAATTCCCGGAATCCACACTCATACCAGCAATCCTGATAAAAGTTGTCCGTATAGTCGTTTTCCCACCAGGGATAATCGACCCGATAATCTTTCAACTCGATACCGTGGGTCTGCCTGAAATAACTCATCACCAGCCCCCAGCAGTCGAAGTGCCCAAGCACAAACGGCCGCTCAAGTAGTGGCAGTTCTCCACGCGGCTGGATAGTACGCAAGTCCCCTTCTGGCCAGCTGACAATATGCCAGGGCAGCAACGTTGCATCACATTGCGCTTTGTCCAGTTCGCTCGGTTGAGTCGTTGCATCCGGGTGGCTGTGCACAATCGCGATCACCGTCCCCCAATCCTCTGCTGCCGCGTAATCCTCCGGCGAAAGGTGAAAGTGTTCAGTCGGTTCTGTTGACAGGTTACGACAGGGGAAATACTTCTCAACCCGGCTTTTCTGCGCCACCACACCACAGCATTCGCGTGGATACTGCACTGCGGCGTGCGCCATGATCGCATCAATTGTTTTCTGACGCATATCAACTCCTGATTAATGACGTTCCGGGGAAGCCTCCGAATGGAAGCTCATTACCTTCACCATGACGCAATTTGCAGGCAGAAAGTGTTCCGTTGCATTCATCCAGTGAAGGGTCACTGACCGGATTATTGTTTTTATCGAAATACTTCGTTCCGGCATAGTCGCAGCCATCGCCGGTGCGGTATTTATTACGAATACACCAGGTACAAAGCGAATGAAGTTGCCGGGTGGGGATCATAAGTCCCTGCAAATCCATAGGGCTGGAAAGCGTGAACTCAACCACCTCATTAGTTTCTGTGGATTTTGCATCGATGTAGAAGACCTTCAGTTTTTCCTGTGTCGGATCCGCTGAGGGATTACCTTCCGGGTAGTTTCTGGCATCCAGGTACTGCGCCAGCGTGTCGTGGATACTGACTTTTGCCTGTAGCAGATCATCGTATGCCAGGCAAAGTGCGGTAATAGAGCTGTCCAGATTAGCCACTGTCAGTTTTGGCTGTGGGCTGGAACCGTCAGTGGTGGCTTCGATGCCCTCCACCTGACACGGCCAGGCTTTATATTCCTGACCCTGCCACCAGATAGACTTCGCGGGCAGTTTGCTTTCATCACCACCAGCAGCATCAATCTCCTCTGGGGAGTGCGCGATATTATGCGCATGAAAATTCAGGACATCCGACATGCCGAACGCCGTACCGTCGACAGAAAAAAGCCGGACGTGATTGCCCGGCTCAAGCTTTTGATAATCGGCATTAAGACTCATGGTGCAAACGCCTGCTCGAAGGTTGCGGTAATGGTCATCACTTTGACGTTTTTCAGCGACCGTTTCAGGCTGTCAGGTTCGACACGCCACAACGCTTTATCACCAAAAGGCGGTGTGAAGATAAATGACTTCGTTTTGTGCCGGCGCAGGAAAGCATGTATCTGCCTCGCGGTTTGTGGATCACCGGAAAACGAAAACTCATAGGTGAGCATTTCGTCATTCAGCCCTGACCCACTGACCTGGGCATAACCATCCCCAAACTGCGCTTTTCGCACCGAGTCTTTACTGCCGAGCGTGGGCTGGCTGGATGCCTTAATGCCCCAGGTGAATGTCTCTAAAGCCATAAATTTTACCTGCGATTATTGGCATTCCAGATGAGTCCACCAGGTTGGATTGCCTTAGCAATGCCATCGTTGACAGACTTATTGATAACCTGCTGATATGCCTTACCCAGTCGGTCACCGTCGCTCTGCTGCTGCGTTCCCGCAGAGGCATTCTCAATGGTAACGGGCGCATACACGCGCACACCAAAAGGCGTCGCAGCTGGCACAGCTCCATTTCCGCCGACGAAGCCACCCGTGGCATACCCTTTCATCATTCGGTACAGATTAGAGACCCCGATCCGGCTTGTTGCTTCTTTTGTGAAGACAAACTCGCCGCGGTGAACGATGCCGGCGGGCTCATACTTCCCGCCCGAACCGGTGTATCCGCCGCCATCAAATCCCATCGCTGTTGTGGCGGAGCTGACCAGACCTGACATCGCCTGCTTCATCAGTATCTGAGTGAGCATGGACAACGTCGAGCGAGTAAAATCACCCCATTTTGCCTTCCCGGTCGTGAGCATATCCGCCATATTCTGCCCTATACCGTCAAACGTACTTGTGGCAAACGACTTCATTTGCCCATAGGCATCAGCAGCAGAGTCGGCATAATCCACCCATGCTGATTTCGCACCAGAAAGCCAGTCACCGCGCAATTTTTCCTGTTCAGCGTAATAATTTTTCAGCGCAGATAGCTCATTCTGATAGCCCGGATCAGTATCAGACCCACCCGCATTTATCCAGCCCTGCCGGAGCTGAGCCTCTTCATTCTGGCGTTGCGCCGCCCGACTCCCCATACTCCCACCCGCCACCAGCGCGCGGGTTTTCTCGCCCATCTGGGTGACGTATTTTTGTGAAGTATCCTGAAGGCGGTTAAGACGTTCCTGAGCGGCAATCTGGTCACCCAGTTTTGCATTCATCTCAGCACGCGAAAGCACCTCATCCTTACTGGCCAGCAGGGATTTTTCTTCCGCTGATAGGGTGCGTTTTTTTGCGGCCTCCTCCAGGACTGAGAAGCGGGCCTGCTGTCGCCAGAGTTCCTGCCGCTGCTGGCTGATAGTGTCATTGATACCTTTGTGCTCTTGCAGCGTGCGTAACTGCGTCTCAAGCTCCATCGTCTGTGCGGTGGCGGTATCGGTCGCCCGGGTGCCGGCTGGCGTTCTGACCGCTGCGGTCCTTTTCGAAGGTTTCTTGAGAGTATCCTCATACTCTTTTCTTGCCGCAGCCAGGTTAATGTTGTAGTCGGCCTGGAGAATACGGCCATCCTTCAGAGCCTTGTTAAGCTCATTCTGGCGGGCTGTGTACTTTTCCAGGGCACTTTGTGTTTTGGCGTAGTTGGCCTGGGCCTGCGCGGCGTACTTTTGGCGGTCAGATTCCGCAGCCGCTTCACGCGATGCATTATCTTGCTTCTCCTTCTCAGCTCCGGCCTTGCGCCTGGCATTTTCAAGCTCAACTCTCGCAGCCTCTCGATCATTCCAGTAAAGATCACGGGCCTGAGAATTGACATAACCATCATTTTTACGCAGGTTCCAGATTTCATCTGCCTTTTTGAAAGCGGCTTCTGCTTTTGCCACCATCTCCTGTGCAGTGTCAGGACGGCCGATATCCAGCGCCGCATCCCACATCGATTTAAAGGCACGCTTCAGGCTGTCTGCCGACGATTCAATCGTCCCCATGTTGTCGCGGAGCGATTTGGTCTGTTCATTAAACCCGGAAGTCGCAGCATCGTTTGCCGCCTGAAGGGCAGCTGATTCATCGCCGGCCCGCTGCAATTGCGCCACATAGGCTATCTGCTCAGCAGTCACATTGTGAAACTGCTGGGCCATTGCAATCAGCCCCGATGTCGGGTCTGAGGTAAGTTTCCCAAAGGCGGCAGCAACCTTCTCGACCGGCACACCTGAAGCGTCAGTAAAGCGCGCAACTGCCTGGCTCATATCATCAAAGCGAGAACCCGCACGAACACCCGCATTGACCAGCTCAGTCAGCGCTTCACTGGTCTGGTTGAATGTCAGCCCTGCGGCCTGCCCGTTTCGTGCCAGAACCAGCATTCTGTCGGCGGTCAGCCCCGCTGTATTCCCCGAGAGCACCAGTGTCTTGTTGAAATCAGACAGCGTTGATGAACCGGCATACCATGCATAGAACAATGCCCCTGTTGCGGCAGAAAGCGCCGTAACGCCCACCATAACCGGGGAGATAGTGCCCAGCAGCGCGCGGAAGGTTGGAATAATACCGCCGAAGGAGTCCTTCACCTGGCCACCCTGCTGGAGAAGGATAAGCCACGGACTCTGCCCCCCTGCCAGCTGGGTCGCAATATCAGTAAACTGCGCCGGTAGCATACGCATGGCAGCGTTATATTGCCCGACAGATATCCCGGCCTTACGCGCGGCACTCTCCTGGCGGGTAAATGACTGCTGCATTCGCAACGCGGCATCATTTGCCGCATCACCCGTCTGCTTAAATTCTTTTTTAACGTAGCTGATTTGTTCAGTGAATTTCGTCGAGTTAACGTCAAGGTTAACGACCAGATCACCGACTGCCGTCTGGGCCATAGCGCACGCCTCCTGAAATTCCTGCTGCCTTTGCCATCAGTGTTTCATCGCCTGGCTCATCGATATCGACAGGACCCGATGCAGGAGAAAGAATGCTGAAACTGTCGGGGGTTAATTCCGGATCGGCGAAAAACAGGGTTGATATGGTATAGAGCAGGCCAGAGAAGTGGGCATCCAGCTGCGCATCATGAAAGTAGTTGTCCCGGTAGAAGATTTTCCAGTCGCCATATTCCGTAGAAGACATGCCAGCAAGCATGGCGCGCCAGTCAGGGCGACCGAACTCACGCGCCAGTTTCATGGCAAATATCAGCTCACTGGCGAGGGCTTTTCCGCCGTAACGGGTTCAGCAGGCTCATTCCGTTCTTCGCCAGGCTCTGCCGGATCATCAGTTACAGGTGCAATCATCCCGGACAGGAGTTTCACCTTAAACTCTGCTTCGGCAATGAGCTCTGCCGGCCAGGTCTGCATGACTTCATCCTGAATCCTTGCCACTTCTGCCGCTGCATTTTCGCCCTGCGAGCCTTTCAGTGGATGCCCATGCCAGAGAGACATCGCCACCAGATAAGCCCCACTCTTCACGGTGAGTGTAACGGCCGCCTGAATATCGCCCCCTTCAACCGCTTCCATCTGTTTCAGGTATTCAAGGTGTTCAATACGCTGTAACGCCGACAGCTGGAACAATGTGACACTGCTGCCGTTAGACTCAAGCAGTTCGCTCTTTAGAAACATAATTACTCCGGGAGAACGGGGCTTGCGCCCCGATTATCAGGAAACAGTGACTTTGCAGATCGCCACAAAGTTACCGTCATTGCTCATAACGATGATTTCGACGGTGCCTGCCGCCACGCCGGTCACGGTCACGGTATTTCCGCTAACGGTGACTGTTGCTTTTGACGGGTCGGAGCTGGCTACGCGGAAAGATTTATCTGAAGCACTTGCCGGCAGGACAGACACCACCAGTTGGGTAGTGGCCGCGACTGCTACGGCCGCCGTGGATTTATCCAGGCTGATCCCCGTGACGATAATTGGCGCTGCGCCACTATCTTCAGCAAGAGAGGGTTTGCCATTGTTGGTGATTTTTGCCGTTCGGGTCATGACCTCTTTAGACGAGATAGTCTTGCCGAGACTGCTCACCCAGCCCTTAAAGACGTCAACAACACCATTCGGATATTTGATTTTATATCCCCTCACAGTGCCTTCATCGAACCAGTTCACCAGGTCCTGCTGGCCGGAATCCCCCGGCATCCATGCGAGTGTCAGGTTTGTTTCACCGGCTGATTTCTGCCCCTGCATCGTTGATGTCCAGTCGGCATTATCATCATCGACGTAGGTGTCATCTTCTGATTCAGCGGTCAGTTCACCGGGCTGAAGGTCTTTAATCTTTGCCAGGCGCAGCCAGTCAACATCTGAAAGCGGATTGACGTATGGGTCACCGGTTCCGGTGAAAACCCATAGAGTGGTACCGGCACCTTTAGTCGGTGCCAGAGGGTTTGGTGTGGCCATAGGATCCTCACATGTCGTAAGTAATGGAATATTTCAGGTCGGCAGAACTCCACAGCGCCATATCGTCATCGCGCTGGTAGTCATAGCCCTGCTGGATCATTGTGGTGATAAGGGTTTCAAGCCCCGGAACCTCTGCGAGAACCGGATAAACTCGCGACTCCATCCAGTCATCCAGATCAGAATCAGGCACCTGAGCCTCAAGGAAGACTTCGATATGCAAAATGGCCTGCCAGTTATCGGCATCCAGTTCTTCCCCGGTGTATTCCGCATCTGTCAGGTAAACGGCAACAGCCGGAAAGTCACCCTCTTCGAGCACAGCAGGCCTGCCATCAAAATAAATGGCGTCAGTACCAATCGCGCTCTCAAGCGCGTCAATAATCACCTTGCGAATATCGCTGTGTTTCATCGTGTCAGAATTAACCTGAGTTGGTTGGTAAGGGATGCCCGTAACTCTTTGGGCATATCTGACTCCATGAGCTTCGGCAGTTCTTCTTTAAATGCCGAAGTCAATGGAGCTGCCAGCGGGATGCTGACCACTTCAATGGGATAGCGGGGTTTTGACGTTCGCCTCATGACATGCCAGCGACCGTTTTTAAGTTGTTGGATAAAACCGCCAGGGAAACGGAACGGACCAATACGCAGAACGCTGTTAGCCCCTTTTTTGTCCCGTTTCCTGCGGGAAAGACGCACGCTTGCCGTGCCGAGTTTAATGGCCGGCAAATTGCCCCGGTTAACACGGATAAGCGCGCGGGGTTTATTGACCGTTGCACGCTTCACCCTGGCGCGTTGCTTTACCAGTTTTCGCGGTACTCGCGTGTCTTTTGATACGACTGCCACGCTGCGGCTGACTGCCCTGCTTGCCACGCGGTTAACGGCCTGCGCCGATGCACGCGGGACAGCCGTTTTACTGATGCTGTTAAGGTTTTCTATGGCCTGCTCAAGACCTTTTATTGACATAAACGCTCCTTAACGGCGACGCTGCGAAGCAGGCGGAGAGCCATTACTCAGCAAGATATGGCAGGAGCCACAGTCATCCGGGCCAATACGATCGACCCAGAATGACCGCCCGTTAAGCGTCAGGGTGTCTAAGCGCCGTAGCTGGCTGATAGTGGTGGTTTCCACAAACAGGGTAGGACTGGTACCTTCAACACGGATCCCCGGTGCCGCATAACCTATGTTTTCTGGATCATCGAAAACACCGACCAATGTGATGCCTGACAATGCGCCTGAAGTCACCTTTGCCTCTGCGCCCATAACACTGCGAATGGCGCCATCTGCCCGCGACATGGCCTCGTCAAACAGATTATCGAAATCAGCCATGCGGCCCCCTGTCAGACTTCGCGAGCCAGACCCTTATCGATCAGTTCGTCTGCATCCTGTTCTGATACGCGGATAATCACTCCAGGCTCAACAATGGATACCGGTTCATTGCGCGTAGCGTGAAGCGCGTCAATATGCAAAGTAGCCAGTGTCTCAACCGCCACCAGCTCAACAATTTCCGTCGATGCTGGATTTTCGGTAATGGAGCCAGATGTGGTATCTGCGCCAGGCTGGACTGACGTACTGATAACAGCGGGGCCGGACTGGGTCACTTCCGTTTCTTCTCCACCGTCTCCGTCGAGTTCCTCTTCGAGCTCAGAAATACGTAACGTAAGCTCCTGAATTGTGCCTGTGACGTTGACCTCACGATCAAGCTTTACGCCCAGCTCTTTCAGTCGGGCGATAAGGGTTTCTTTTTCTGTCATGGAAAATACTCCAGAGATGTGGCCCGACAGGGCCACTGGGGAAAGTTATGCCAGCTTGACTGAAACGAACGCGTCCGGATCTGGCAGCAGCATCAGCGGGGCTGACTGAA